GTTTTGAATACTTGCCTTCATACCCCTTCGATATCTTTTTTTGTTGAGAAAAAATAAATTCATCAGCAACAAAGTGCATGATATATGATTCACTGTTATTGTTTAGATTTTTTCTATTGGTAATTTCATAAACCCTAAAGACTTTTTTAAAAGTTCCAATATCATCATTTGGTGTTTTGGAAATATAAAATTGAATAGGATCATTAATTGGTGATATTCTCTCAAGAAGTTTTGCGGCGTCGGTTATTAAAATTTCACCAGATGAAACAGGAAGAAACAAGTTATCATAGAAGTTGATTTCTTCAACTAAGTCTTTGATTGGAACTGGTCCACCTTTGGATTGGATAACAATCTCTTTTACATAAAACTGAGTTGACTTAGTAATACTCATAGAGGGTTCATCAACCTTCTAAATTCTTCCATCACGGGCGCAACGAATTCTGGTTTTAAAAGTTTTATGGTTCTCTTTTCTTCATTCACTTGTGATTCATAATCATAATAAGTCAACTTTTCTTTTGTGATCGTTTCAGTAATTTGTCTACCGTTTTGTAAAGTATAGTTTACAGAACCCGTACTTAAATTTGCATATGCATTTGCGGTAATTTGGATTTCTTCTTTTATTGTTTTGGCGTCAGGGTCAGACAGAACGGCTTTTCTGGTAATTATTTTATAATAAGAATGAATATTGTTTTGACTTTGTGACCAAGTTAAACCAGATTGAACGGTTGTGTTTGATGCTCCATTTGCCGAATATTTGTCATTGACATATTTTATAAAATTTGGATAATCTAAAGGCCAATCATATTGTGGATCAACAATATCATTAAACATCAAAACCATCCAATGTTTTTCTGGATCACCGTAATATTTTGCTGCTATTGTTTCTGGAGTATCTGTGTCTTTGATCTCATAGGGATAAAAAGTTGCAGCATTTTCTTTTAACCTAGATTCAAATCCAAAACGAGCAATTATATTTGTGATGGTGTCTAGACCACTACCCCTATCTTCCGCTGTATAAAGTGTTAAAGGAAAAAAGTTAAAATAATTTGCCATCTCTATTATCTTTTCATGTAACTTGATATGATACTTTGTTTTCTATTATCCAAACTTGACGTTGAAGAAAAATTACCCACACTTGAATTAAAATCTTCTTTAGTGATATAAGTTGTTTCTTGAAACTGTAAAGTCATTTGAATAGCAACAGGCATACCAGTTCTACCTAAAGAAGCAACGTTTTCACCAACACTCTCATATGCAGCAAAACCTCTTGGCGCATAATTAACTTGAACAGATTTCAAAACACACGTTGCGATTGGTGGTATGTTTGGATTTTGGCGACCAGCATAGAAAAACTTAATATCAAATTCAGACGGCGGTATCAACAAACCAGTTTGGCTTGATATGCCACCCATCAATTCAGGTGCTTGATGAAAACGAAAACGATCAAGAATTTTTTGTACTTCTAATGCTTCTCTCTCACTTCTTGGATAAAACATAAACTCAAACTGAAAATTACGAAAGTCTGGTGCGGTGTACATAAGTTCAATCATTGGATTGACAACACCACCGGTCGCAAGATATGCACCTAAACGTGCAACACTCTGATCAACACCAACGCCCTCTGCTGCTTTTTGTGCAAGCATTGAACCTAAGCCTGAATTTTTAGCAGCATTCAAAAGACCTCTTGTATCACCTCTTCTGACCGCATCTACAAGACTTGGTGCAGCAACCATTGCTTGACCCAAAAGACTTTCACCGGGTTTTACATCTGTGTAATTTGCGCTTGAGTCAAAGTTGATTGTGTCGGGCATATACAGAGCAATTGCTTCACTTGTTAATTGTGTTCTCACAAGAAAAGCCGAACCTGCTGCTGTTGAAGCATTTTTATCTGTAATCGATTTAATTGAAAACTCTTGGGCACCTCTGGAATCGTTTAACTGTTGCAGTGGCTGAGGCCCTTTAACGAAGTTATTAATTGCGCCAGAAATTTTACCAGCAGCACCACCTGAACCGAAGTTCTTTGTCAAAGAAGATGTTCCTTTTGAAACTAGACTGGTAAGTTTATCATTGATGGTATCAGCAAAAGTTTTTCTACCAGAACCAACGCCTCCTCCACCAAAGTTTGTGGATTTGTTTAGAGCGTTATATACACTTTCTTCTTGTTCTTTTGCAAAAGTTTGTCCGCCTCTAGTTGAAGCACCGTATTGTGTATTCTTTTGTTCTCTCACAAAGAAAACCATATAGTGTCCTTTGTCAGGACTGCCAATATCTAATGGATACTTTAGTGTTGATTTTTGAAAAGGAGAACCTTCTAGTGCAGCAAGCGCACCAAATGTTCTTTTTTCCATGTTGTTGAATTGAATGTTTGAGAGGCCAAAGAAGGGCATGAGAGTTCCTGTTGGTTGACTAGATAGTATTTATGTCAAACAAAGGAAGATTTAGACCGAAAAACCCGCAGAAATACAAGGGTGATGCTACCAACATTATCTACAGGTCTACGTGGGAAATAAAGGTGATGAGATATTTAGATGAGAATCCGAACATCATTTGGTGGGGATCCGAAGAGTTGCCTATACCATACATCAGTCCAATTGACAAAAGAAAGCACCGCTATTTTCCAGACTTCATTGCCAAAATTCGTAAAAGTGATGGTAAAGTAATGACTTACATTATTGAAGTCAAACCAGAAAAACAGACAAAGCCACCAACACAAAAACGCAAAACAAAGACATTTATCCAAGAAGCCATGACATATGAAGTCAACAAAGCCAAATGGTATGCTGCCGAAGAGTTCTGTAAAGATCACGGCTGGCAGTTTCTTGTGCTGACAGAAAAGCATTTGGGCATTTAAGATAAATACAGAATGGCTAAGAAATTAATAGACAGAGTTAAAGAGTCGCTGGCAAAGTCTGGTTATGAACCACGCACACGTGAAGCCCGTAAATGGCTAAGGACAAAAATACCAAGTCTTAGACCAACGAAGGCTGATTTGATGCGTGACCGTCAGAGACTTAGAGACAAGTCTTTTATTGGCCGAATGTATTTTTATTACTATGATCCTAAGACAAAGGACACGCTGCCATATTACGACAAGTTCCCATTGGTCATACCAATAGAACGATACTCAGACGGTTTTCTAGGGTTAAATTTACATTACATACACCCAAAGCAGCGTATAGTCCTATTAGATAAACTTAGTACCATACTGAATAATCGTAATTATGATGAAACAACAAAACTGAGAATTAGTTATGATTATTTGGCAAGAGCAACAAAATTGTTCTCTCAAGCCAAGCCTTGTATTAAACGATATTTGTTTAGTCACATACAATCTAGATTTTTAGAAATTACAGCAGATGAGTGGGACATTGCCGTCATGTTACCAGTGGAATCATTTGCTAAAGCAAGTGCCAGCAAAGTCTGGTCTGAATCAAAGGATAAATTTTAATGGCATTTTCACCAACATCTTTCGTATCAAACGTAAACTCAAAAGGCGGATTAGCACGACCAGCAAGATTTCAAGTCGTTATTCCAATTCCTGCTTACATAGCACAGTTTGTTAAAAACTCTCTTATTGAAAAAATCATAAATTTACCTAATTCAATTGTGCAAGATATAACAGGCGCAATTAATAATGCTCTTGGACAAGGCGGTAGTAATTTAGGCGCTAATCCAACAATCAGTAGATATTTGTCACTTCAATGTGAGTCGGCTGAATTGCCTGGTAAAAATCTTGTGACTGAGGATGTAAAAATTTATGGACCCACTTTTAAGGTACCATATCAAACACAATACGCAGAAACAACTTTATCTTTTATTTGCACTAACGATTTCTTTGAGCGTAAATTATTCGAGCGTTGGATGGAAGCAATTATGCCGCCCGACACAAACAACCTTCGTTTTCCAAGAGGTGAAAACACCCGATACATGACAGAGATTACCGTCAAACAATACAACGATGATGTTACTCAGATTTTTGGCGTGAAGATGATTGACGCTTTTCCAATCAGCATTGCAGCGCAACCATTAAGTTGGGGTGATGATAATTTTCATCGCCTATCAATACAGTTTGCGTATCAAAGATATGAATCAATTACAGAAACATCAATTGATGCGGGTGAAGCAATTACCAATCTTTTATTTGGTGGCGGAAGAGCATTAGTAAGAGCATTTTAATTTTTTAGTGAGGACATTATGTTACCCAAAATAGATGTACCAATTTATGAAACTAATTTAATTTCAAATGGCGAAACAATTCGTTTTAGACCTTTTCTAGTCAAAGAACAGAAATTGTTTCTCATGGCAAATGAATCGGAAGATCAGAAAGAAACAATTAATACAATCAAACAAGTTTTAAGAAATTGTATTCTTGATGACATTGACATTGATAAAATGTCCACTTTTGATATTGAGTATGTGTTTCTTCAACTCAGAGCAAGATCAGTTGGTGAAGTTGTTAATCTAAGATTCACTTGCAACAATGATATTGCTGAAGGAGAAAAATGCGGTAATACAGTTCAAATTGATGTGAACGTATTAGACATCAAGCCCGAACTAGATGAAAAACATACCAACAAGATTCAAATTAATGACAAGATTGGTATAGTATTGAAGTATCCTACATTTGGCACTATCAATTTAGCAGATTTAAATGCTGAAGATATGGATCAAATTTTGGATGTTATCATTTCTTGTATTGATTATATTTACGATGATGAACAAGTTTATTATGCCAAAGATAC